ATGATTGGTCAAGTGATGACTTATGCCATCGCCACAGGTAGGGCAGATAACAACCCTGCTCTGTATTTGCGTGGGGTATTTAAGTCAGGAAAAGTCAGGCATAACCCTGCTGTTTTGGACGAAAAAAGACTTACTGAGCTGGTGCAAGGCATTGATGGCTATCATGGTAGATTTACCACTCGTTTGGCGTTGATGTTTGCCCTGTTGACCTTTGCTCGCCCTGGCGAAGTCAGGCATATGCTGTGGCAAGATGTGGATATTGACAATGGCTTATGGGCATACACTCCAAACAAAACTGCGAAATCCACTGAAGTGCAGATATTTTCTCCTTTATCATCACAAGCCATCAATATTTTGCGACAGGCCAAAGAGTATCATCATGCGGATTTGGTGTTTCCATCAGCGGTTAGCAATATCAGACCGCTGTCTGAAAATACGCTCAATCAAGCATTAAGGCGGATTGGCTTTGACAGTGGCGAACAGACCAGCCATGGGTTTAGGGCGATTGCTCGCACACTGCTAGAAGAGCGGTTTGGCTATGATTATCGTATGATTGAGATGCAATTGGGGCATCAGGTGAGAGACGCTAATGGCAGAGCATACAATCGGGTGCAGTGGGTGGATAAAAGACGTGAGATGATGCAGAGATGGGCAGATTACCTATATGAGTTAAAAGAGCGGTAAAACCGCTCATGCTTGGGTGTAATTTTGCTCTATCCATTCATCAACATCACTTTCTTTCCATGCGGTAACTTTGCCATGTTTGTAGGGTTTTGGGAACTGCTCTTTTTTTAGCTTTTCCCAAATTGTGGATTTGTCCAAGGCGGTCTTTTTTGCCACGTCTGCTATGCGTAGCATGCTTGTAGGTTTTGCTTTCATGGCTTTTGTCTCCTTTTCATTGCTTCTAGCAGTAGGTCTTGTATGTCTCGTTTTGATGTGCGGCGTTCGATGACCAGCTCGTCCACCGTGTCTTTGGCAATTAGGTGGTAGATATAGACAGGGCGTTTGTGTCCTGCTTGGGCTTGGCGAGTGGGTCCGATGCGTTCGACAATCTGCTGATACTCTTCTAAGTTCCACCAGTGTCCGAATACGGCTAAGATGTTGCCGCCGTCTTGTAAATTAAGCCCGTGTCCTGCACTGGCAGGGTGGGCGAACAAGACAGGGATTTTGCCAGCGTTCCAGTCTTTGATGGTCTGTGGGTCATCATCTAGCGGTTTGCCTTGTTTAAAGGCTCTTTGTAGTCGCTCTAGGTCAGACTTAAAGTGGTAGGCGACCAGCACAGGCATGTCGCCTGCTTCTTCGATAATGGATTCCAAGGCTTGTAGCTTTACGTCATGTATCTGTTCAAAGCCGTTATCGGTGTACACCGCTCCGTTAGCCAGTTGTAGGCATTTGATGGTTTTGGCAGCGGCGTTCATGGCTTCTACTTCGGTTTGCCCAATTTCAAAAAACATCTCTTTTTCCATTTTTTCGTATAGTTTGCGGGCGTTGCTCGGCATGTCCAGATACACGTCCACGATGACAGGCTTGGCAATGTCAAAATAATCTTGAGCGTCTAGGGTTAGGCAGATGTCGTTAAGCCGTGCATGGATTTGTTCTTGGGCAAAGTCGTGTGGTTCAAGGCGTACCGCAAAGCGTTGGTTACCCATTTGTATGGCTTTAAACCAGCGGTTTTTGAACGCTGTAAACGAGCGTCCAAGGCGTTGCCCGCCGTCCAAAAACCAAAGCTGTCCCCACAGGTCAATCAGCCCGTTTGGGCTTGGGGTGCCAGTCAGTTCAATAAAGCGGTCAACATGGCTATGGGCGATTTTGGCTAAGGCTCTGGCTCGTTTGCTACCGCCACGGCTGCGGTAGGATTTTAAGCGGGTGGACTAGTCAGCGATGACGGTGTTAAACCGCCAGTTGTCGCCCAGCTTTGCTACCAGCCACGGTAGGTTTTCATAGTTCATGGTGTACACGTTGGCATCAGCGTGCAGGGCTTCGGTGCGTTGTTTGTCGCTGCCGATAATCGCTGACACTTCGATGTCTGATAGATGCTGCCATTTGTCTGCTTCGTCCACCCAAGTGCTGGCGGCGACTCGCTTGGGGGCGAGTACCAGCACGGGCTCTGGCTCAATAAGCTGTAGCATGTCGATGGCGGTCAGACAAGACACGGTCTTGCCCATGCCCATGGACGCCCACAGGGCGTTGCGGGGCGTGGTTAACAGATGCTCAATGGCGGTCTGTTGGTAAGGGCGTGGGGTAAATGGTTTACGCATTGTTTAAACCTAAAAGAGTGTCTAGTGCTTCTATTATCTGTCCGCCATTCTCAGATACTTCTATCTCTATATGACTATTTGCTGTACCGTCATAGCTTCTTTTTGCGTACACATGTGTAACGGCATCATCGTCTACAGTGATGCTGTAAACCGTTCTTTTATAAGCCCTAGGCTCATGAAAAGAAGCTCTTCTCACAACCAATTTGCCAAAGTCGCCCTGTAGCTCTCGACTTTTTCTAAGTGTATTAACTGTTCTCATTTTCAACTCTCACTGTCATTTAATTTAGCAATCAAACAATCCACGTCCGCACGGCTAGCCACCACCGTTACCCATTGTCCGTGTTGTCGCATTCGCTCGTGTTCTCGTTGTTGTCCTGCCCTTGGCTTTTGCTTGGGAGCTTTGACTTCCACCCAAAGGGTCATGTGTGGCAACATCAAGATGCGGTCTGGGCAGTGGTTGTGTCCGACCCATTGGCATTTACGCACCAATGCCCCTATCTCTTTGGCTCGCTTGATAAGATATTTTTCGATGTCCTTTTCAACCGTCATCATCAATCTTTCCTATATCGATATGCTTCAAACCCACCTGCCGCCAGTGGTAAGCCGTCTGCCCATGGTGGGTTGGTGGCAAGCAGTGAGCTTAGATGCTTGGGGTTAAAGTCGTCCGTGTCTGGGGCTTCACAGATGACTTCATCGTGTACGGTGAGTACGATGTCATAGCCTGCCTGTTCAAGGGCGTGCATGTTGTACGCTAGGATGTCACGGGCAAGGGCTTGGCAGATGTTCTCAAACAGTTTGCCGCCATAGGTGTCCAGATATTCCCATTTTCGGCTGTATTGATTTACGCCTTGGTAAACAATCTTGCCGTCCTTAAGCCCAATATTGGGATAGCACAGATAGCGACCACTGGGCAGACGGATGCGTAACCACTTGCCGTCACGTCGCACTACCAGTTTGCGAGCGTGAAAGGTTTGGCTTGGGTTGGTTATGGCAGAAGTAACCACCGCTTCTAGCTCTTTCCACAGACTGCTGATGTTTGGGTGGGCTTCTCGCCACATGACCTTAAAGCTGTCACAGGTGAGCCATGTCTTTTTTGCCAGTTCGATGGTTTGTCCTTGCTCCTGTATAAAGGTCATTGTGCTTAGGGCTTTTTCTTTGACGTGTTGGGGCAGGGCACCCCATGCGTCGTCAGCCATTTGTGTTAAGTCAATGCCATACGCCAGTGCCATGTTTTTAAACGCTCCCACGCCACCAGCGTACCCCAATGCCAGCTCTTGCACTTTGCCGATTTGACGCTGTTCTTTGGTCACCGCTGTGGGCGAGATGCCAAACTACTTGGCGTAAGCAAGTTTGTACAAGTCATGCCCTTGTCCGCTGTCAAAGGCTCTAAAGGCATCTAACTTCCACGTTTCGTCCGCCAGCCATGCTTGTACTCGCCCTTCGATGTTGGATAGGTCGCTGACCACCAGTTTTTTACCGTTTGGGGCGATGATGCAACCACGGATGGCAGAGCTGGTCAGCTCCATAAGGTTGTCGGTCGGTAGCTTAGCTCCGCCAAGCTTTAAGGCGGTGATGCCATCGTCTATGTCGCTTTGCTTTAGGCTTGGTTGGGGTAGGTTTTGGGGTTGAAAGGTACGCCCTGCCTAACGCCCTGTACGTGCTGCCCCTGCAAACTATAACGTCCCCCTAAGTCTACCGTCATCGTTGACTGACCGCTGTAGGGCTTGGTACTTGCTGGTGCTGGTGGTGCTGGCTTGCAGACGGATGCGTAACAGCTCTTTGACAGGCTTTGGTACGCTGTCATCGGCTAGGCGTTTTTCTAAGGTGCTTTTTTGCAAATCAGGCAGCGTGATGCCGTATTCTTGTAAGAGATGCTCGAGCATCGCATCTCGCTGGGTTGCAGACTGTACGTCATCGTTGGTCTTGTCTTGTGTGACCTTGGCAAGGCGTTTTTTCTCTGCTTTGATGGTTGTCATTGCTGAGTTGACCAGCTCCATGTCAACGGCAAAGTCACGGTCGTTGATGCGTTGGTTAAGTAGCCAGTGACGTTGTTCGGTTTTCATGTTCCAGCTTGGCATGGCGTTGTCGATGGCTCGCATGGCTTCTACGTCTAGCCGTGCATATTCGACAAACTTTGCCCAGTCTTCAGGGTGGGTGTCGGTAGTGGCTCGCTCAAGCTTGCGGTGTTTGCCTTGCGGTTTGCAAAATTGCAACACCAGTCGTCTGCCGTCTTTGTCTTTGGAGTGTTCTGCTTTGACTCCGACAATGTCGCACAGGTCACTAAGCAAGCCGACCAGCCCATGGCAATAGGCGGTAATCATGGTGTCTCGCCATTTGTCTACAGGGGTGACAAAGCCGTTGTACTTAAGCACGTTGCGGTCAAACATGGCGTTATGTGCGACAAGGGTGTCGGCCTCTGCTAATAGCTGTTCAACAATCAGTGAGTAGTTTTTTTGCCCTGTTAAGTCCAACACTTGAGCAGGCTTATCATCAACGGCATAGGCAAATAGTAAAATCTCGGCATCTTGGGCATAGCGGTAAGTGCCGTGCTTGATGGGCGTTTTGCTGTAGGTCTCTAAGTCTAAATAAAGCGTGGGCATGGTTGGTTGTCCTTTAGGCTGGTTTTGATAAGCCAACCGTTGCGGTTGGTATGGCTGATTGGCTTATCAAAACGGATTGGTTACGCCAATCACTCGCTTGCACAGGCAAGATAAGGGGTTAAACAAACTCTTCGGCTTCTGCCCCTTCGCTGATGTCGTCAAAGTCATCTTCGCTGGCAACGCCACCCCCTGCAAAGGCATCACCGTTAGCATAAAACTGCACGCCTTTTAGGCTGGCGTTGATGCGTTTGCCCCATTGGTTGTCTTGTGCCCAAATCTCGACAATGGCGTTGACGTAACAGCCTGCGTACACCACGCCATCAGCTTCGGTCAAGGGGCTGCGGTCTTTGTTGAATACGGTGGGACGTTGACGGTTGGTGGCAGACAGTGCCATGTTGCCTTCAAAGCCTTCGTACTCGGCTTTGGCATCGCCGTCGATAAAACAGATTTTGTTGCCTGACTTCAGCTGTTTGACGATGCTGTCGGCTTTTATGCCCCATTTGGCTTTTGCCACTTCGTTGATGGCGTTGTCGATGGCTTTGGCGTTGGCACTGCCTTTTTCGATAATGAGCTGAGCCCCAAAGTTGTCAAACTGCTCTGATGGGCGAAAGATGTTGGGGAATGCCAAACGGACGTTTTTAAGGGTAAGTTTCATGGTGTTAGCTCCTGTGCTTAGGTCATGCTTGGGTGATGTCGTCGAACTCGTCGGCGACGTTGAAGTTAAGGGCTGGATGTTTGTCCGACTTGGGGGCAATGCTGGGTTTGCCCTCAGGTTTTACAATGATGTCTTGTAGTTTGCCCCATTGGATGTCGCCTAGGGTGCCTGCTTTGTGCAGTTTTTCGGCGGTGGTGGGGCTGATGAGTTTTTTGTCATACATGTCATCGACTTTTAGCCGCATGGTTTTTAGTGTCTCTTCGGCGGCGGTGTCATCTGTCCATTTGCGAGCCCCTGCCCGACCTTCGACCAGCTTGTAGCCTGCCACAGGGTTGCCGTTAAGCAGGTGGTCGTACACGGCAGTTTCAACGCTTTTGCACCAGTCTTGTATCAGCTTGATGCGGCTGTACATGACGGCTAAGGTGTCACTGTCATACTTGGCATCGCTGACGCAAAGCGGTGCGTCTAGGCTGGCAAACTCATCGCTGACGCTCTGATGGACAAACTCGGCATAGGGCTTACACTCGGTTTTGGCTTTGCAGTATTTGCAAGCGTCTTGGCTTGGGGCAAACAGCCCTGTCAAGTCGCTGTCCACGTCTAGGGTGTGGATAAGCTTGGCGGTGTGGCTGACGCTCTTGCCCCATGCTTTTAGCTTGTCAGTACGGATGCTCCATTCGCTGACATGGTTGAGCCGTGGCTGGCAGACGATAAGGCGGACTTGTTGAAAGTCGCCAAGCATCTGATACTGTAGCACCGCCGCCAAGCCGTACAGCATCAGCTGTGGGTTGTTGTCGGCATCGATGCGGTTGCCTTGACCGTATTTAAGGTCAATGACAATCAGCTCGTCATCGGCAACGATGACCACATCGGCAGTGCCATAAGCGTCCGCTTCGCCTGTGATGGGGGTGAGCGGTAGGCGTTGCTCGATGTCCAAAACGCCACCCGTGCTTTGCTGTACGCTTTGGACAGTGTCGATGTATTCTTGAACATAGCTTGTCATCAGGAGGGGGGTGATTTCAAAGTGATATTTATACGCTCCGATGGGTTCGCCTGCACTTTTAAGCAAACTGCATTCGCCTTTTTCGGTCACTAAGATGCCACCGCCATTGTAATCAGCGGCAGGCTGGCGTTGCTGTAGGCAAATCTCTGCTAAAAAATGGGCGGTAGTGCCTTCGGCAGCGTATTCATTGCTGTCGTTGGGTTTGTCCGCTTCCATTAAGCTGGACGCTGGGCAAGTAAGCCAGCGGTGGGCGGATGACGGAGATAGTTTGGCGTGGGCGGTCATTATAGGGTCTCCATTTTGGCGATAAAGTCGGCATATTGGGCTGGCTCTAGCTCTTGGGCGTTTTTGATGCCCAGCTCGTTAAACAGGTCACCGACTTGGGCTTTTTTGCCTGCTCTTAAGGCATCCAACACCGCTGCTTTGACATCGTCATAGACGTATGTTTTGTCTTCGCTGACAGGGGGATCGGCGGCGGTGTCAGTATTAGGCGGTGTATCAGCCGTCTGAGCGTCTGTGCTGTTGTCGGCTTGGGTGACAGGAGCGTCTGCCTTGTCGGTGGCTTGTGGCTCTTTTAGCGTTTGGGCAGTGGCTGCCGTAACGATGGCGTTAGGCTTTTGCTCGATGATGTCACAATAGCGGTCAATACTGGCAGATAAGCCAATGATGGCTTGTGAGCTGTGTTTGATGGCGTCAGCGATGGCGGTGATGGCGGTTTCGATGCTCATGGGTTTTGCTCCTAGTGGATAAAGTTGTTGGATTTGGGGTTGATGGTTTGGTTAATCATGTTGCAGGCAAATTCACTTTGACCTGCGTACTGCTGTTGTAGGTCCTCTAGCTCGCCGATAAATCCTTGTAGTGCGTCTAGCAGTTCCTGTTTTTTATAGCTCTTGCCGTTGATGTCACGCATCCTGCTAAGCGTGTCTTCTAGAAAGTCTTATTCAGGCAGCTGGGCTTGGATGTCAATGAGTAGCCCTTGCACTTCGTCCATGGGCATTTGGCTTTTGTCGGTATAGGCTGCCAGCTTCTCGGTGAGAGCGGTCTCTAGGTTGGTGCTGGCAAGTGGGTCTAGCTCACCTTGGGCATGGTCAACGAGCTGCTCGGTGGTCATGGCTCTTAGGGTGCTAAGGGGGCAGATGTATGACATGGCGGTCAGTCCTTGGTTGGTGTGTTGCGGAGGTTTGGGCTTTGCCAGTCGATTAACATCTGGTCGTTGGGGCTGATGTACTGCTTAATCATTGCATCTTGGTTGGCGTACTCTGTATCGCACGCCTTAACACACCCCAACAAAAACAGAATCATCAAGCCATGGGCAATGATGATATGGGTTGTTTTTCTCATGCGACCTCCCACCCTTTTAATTCATCAAAACGGTCTAAAAAACCTACACAAAAACTATGCTTGGGTTTTTTACTGATGGGGTCAAGCAGCATCAGCGTTTGACGTCTGTCTCTGACAGAGACTTGCACAATCTCACCAGTTGCTTGATTTTTTAGCTGTTGGCGTTGTTTGATGTCTGATGTTTTCATATTCCCTCCCCATGCGTCATACACACTTTGTGTTATTGATGGGGTTATGATATCTTGATTACGATACTAAGTTAACGTTAAAATGATATTTTATCGTGTATTTGATAAAAATATCGTAAATATTATCCAAGACACAAAAAACTCCGCATTTAGCAGGGTGTGGGTGTTGGTGAGGCGTAAAAAAACCGCCTTAGTGGGCGGTTGAGGGTGGGGCTTAGGCGGTGGGTAGTTAAGATATTGTGTTGACGTGTCTTATGACAACTCTTGAAGGTTTATACTGCTTTGTGTTCTTGTTGTATTTCTCTATGACAGTGATGTCCGCATTGATTTGGCGATGCCCGTGTAAGCTGTTTGGGTCGATATCGTTGCTTAACTCAAACGTAACTCGGTCACTAAATAGCTTGGGGACGATGCCTCCCCAACCTTGTGTTGCTCTGTCTTGGTCGCTCGCATGGATGAACAAATCAATCTTGGTATGATCTTTTTCTTTAGTTTGTGGAGGCTCAAATTCAACTTTTTCAGGCGTTTTTTCGATAATATCGGTAGGAATTTGCTCATAGAATTGTGAGGCTTGTTGCTGATCGCCGATGTCGATAGTTGCATTTGAGTCATTTTTGGCAGGTTTGATAAATTCGGCAGATTTTTGGACAGTCTTTTTGTCCATCGTGCCGTTCACAATCTCTACGACTTGCTCACCTGTTAAGTCTGAATTTTCGCTTAATACGGCAACACTAACACTATTATCGTAGTAATTATTTACGATTGGCGTATCTTTCGAACTGCAAGAATTTATCGCCATGATAGTCCCTGCTGTCACAACAGCACCTACGCCTGCGTAAAGAATTTTGCTTAACATGTTATGGTTTTTCACACTATCATCTACAACCTCTGTCAGAGTTGTGTTTAGTTTTTTGGCATTATCTTCGCCCACAAGACCAACCGCACACTTCACTTTGAGCCGCTCTAACAGGCTACCCGCTTCGACATCTTGTACAATGATATCGGTCGTTTTAATGTGTAAATCGGGTCGAATTTTATTGACGACAGAAACGCCTTTGGGTATTAGGTGTTTAAGTGCGTTTAGGCTTATTATAACATCATCAAGCGTTGGTTCGTTGGTGATGTTGTATGTTACTTTAAAATCAAATTCAAATATTTGTTCGGTCATATTCTGCCTCTATTACCTATCAAGAATGTTTGCACACCTATCTAAGTGCAACCCTTCCACCGCTACCGATATTTCACATACTTACTGTCCACAATGCCCACCAGTCGGCACTCGCCCATGGGGATAATCTTCTGATCCACCCAATCAGAGTTAAGTGGTCTTAGATACATGTCTGCTGAGGTGTCACCGATGACCAGTTGCTTAAAGGTGGCTTCTTTGTCGTCGTTGCATTGGATAACAATCAAGTCACCGTCTTTTAGCTCCAAAGGTGAGATGGTCGGCTCTATATAGATGATGTCACCAGGGCGAAACTCAGGGTACATGCTGCGTCCCTGTACAATCAGTCCAAAGGCATGACAGCTTAAATTCTTGGGGCGTGGCACATACTCGATGATATCGTCTAGTGTGGTGGGTATGACTTCCACAAATGCCCCTGCCGCTACCCAACTGATGACAGGCATCATGCCGTCCATGTTGTGGTTGATGTCCACCAACTCGGTGTCATAAGGGGTGGAGATGTCGTCTGGTTGGGCTTGCTCGGCTTTGGCTATCATGGCTTTAAGTTGCTCGATGCTGGGTTTGTCTTCTTTAGGGTCTTTACCGTACGCCAACCATTCATAGCTGACGCCCAAAGCTTTTGCAATTTCAGGTAGAGAAGTAGATGACTTATTTCTACCGTTCTCAAGGTCAGAAATCTGTCCTTGTGATTTCATTCCTGCCGCCACCAGCAATTCTTTTTGCGTCATCTTTGCATCTTTTCTCGCCTTTTTCAGACGGTCGCCCAACGTTAAATTCTGCATAATATCCCCCCTTGCATCGTAAACATGATAATTATGCCTTAAAATAACATCGTTTTAACGTTGATTTAACAACGTAGTTACGATATTATAACAGTATTTATGGGAGCGAATGTGATGAAAAACCAAACTGAATGGACAAACATCGTTAGAGAATTGCTTAAACATCAAACTCAAACCGAGCTTTCTTCTAAAACAGGCATTCATCAAGGCGTCATCAGTGAATTAAACCGAGGCAAGCCAAAACCCAATCTGTCTTGGCGATATGGCAACGCCCTGATGAATGCGTATAACAATCTTAAACAAGAAAACCACCCATCATAACAACATCATCTGCCACCCCAAGCGGACACAAAAGGCAACCACCATACACTACTATGGATTTCACATCAAAGACTACCGGGCCCGAACCGCCCACCTAACCCCACTTGAGCATTACATCTATTGCACCCTAATAGACTGGTACTACCTAAACGAAAAGCCCTTTAGCAGCGTAGAAGAAATTGCCCGTTACCTCTTATTGCCCTTAACCGACGAAAACACCCAAGCGATTAACAACGTGCTGGATGAATTCTTCAACTTTCACAAAGGCAAATATCACCACACAAGAATCAACCAAGAAATCAAGAATTTCAAGGCAGGCAGATACACACTAGACAACAACAACCCCAACGCCCACCAAAAACAGGGTAACCAAGCAAGTCACGAAACGGTCACGGAAAGTCACGAAGCAGGTAACGGCAACAGTCACGCACAAATAACGCAAAGTCACGGCAAAAACGACGCCATAACCATTAACCATAAACCATTAACCAATGATTTATTTAACCCCCCCCTAAAGCCCCCCCCTTGGCGACACCATAGCCAAAACTGGCAAAACCGACCAACACAACCAAACCAGCCAAGACATATTTGATTTTTGGCTAGACATCATGGACAAAGACCCAGCCAAATGGAAACTCACCGATGACAGAAAACGCAAAATCATCGCACGGCTCAAAGACGGCAAAGACAGCACAGACATCAAACAAGCCATCTACAACGCATCACAAGACCCATGGGCAACCGCTCACGGCAAAACCGACATCAGCTACATCTGCCAATCTGACGCAAGACTGAGCGAATTTTTACTCAAAAAACCCCAAGCCATGCAACGCAGACAACACAACCAACCCACAGCACAGGAAACCAACACCATGCAACACATCAGCCAAATCATTTTGCCACAACAAACACCAACACAACCCCAAACACCAACACAACCCAAGGCTACTGGCAAAAACTTGACGCAGCCGCAGCCACCTACTTTGCCCAAAGAAACCAACACGACCAACAACAGCACCCAACAGCCAACCAAGCCAACAACTCATCAACGCCATACAAATCTTATTCAAACAGTGGAAAGCATGGTTTAAACACAAAATGCAAACCAAAGACAGCGAAATTGACTGGAGCTTTGACATGGTGCTGGTATGGGCAAACTACCTAACCCAAAAACAAATCACCCTAGCAGAATTCAACCAAGCCAAAACAAAATCATTTGATGGCGACTGGGCCCCAAACAACGCCCAAGAATTCCTAAAACTGGCACGCCCCAACATCAACACCTACCCAGACGCTCAAACCGCCTTTGAAAACGCCTGCCAAGAATGTGGCAAACGTGGCGACACCAAAAGAAACTGGTTACACATCGTCGTAGCAGAAACCGCCAAACGCATAGGACATGGCAAACTGGCATCATGCGACAACAAATACGCCCCCCACTTTGGCAAAATCTACCAACAAGTCATCACCGAACACAGCCAAGGAGCAACATTCACCCTACCAAAAACGCACAGATTAACCGACAACAGCCACAAACCCATTGACTGGAGCAAGTATAATAGCGGAAAAGAAATTGAACGCCGTCTACAAGCATTTAAACGCCAAATCGCCACGCCAGCCCCAACCAAACGAGCATCAGCATGAAACCACCAACCAAACCTAACAACCAACCAGGACGGCTAAAACAAAAAATCCAAGCACTCGGACGGCTAAAACAAGGGCAAATGAACAAAACCGAACAAGCCTATGCCAACCACCTTGAAACACTCAAAACAGCAGGTGACATCGTTTATTACACCTTTGACGGCATCAAGCCTATACCCATTTAAATTTTTAGCAGTATACAAAACCCCAAAAAAACAAGGTGGTGGCTGGCAATATGAAGAATTTTGACTGGGATTATAAAGCAGATTAATCGGAATGACCGATTTTTTAACTGAGCATCAACATGAAATACCAAAACCCAAAAACAGGACAAACAGCGGTCATCACAACACCGCCAACCCCACAAAACACCACAGTAACCTACATCATTGATGACAAAATCATGATAAGCGAGACATGGGACGACTTCATCAAAAAATTTAGGACACTGACCAAATGATTGACCCACTCATCGAATGGGGCAAATGGGCACGGCATGATTATGGCTATTACAGCAGCCCCATGTATCGGCTGATGAAGCGAAACAACCCCAAATTTAACACAGGCTGGCGTGGCGATGTGCCACAAATCAGCGATAATGACGCCCTAAAAGTGGATAAGGCGGTTTGTGAGTTGGCACGTCATTCCGTTATCTTAGCAAACGTACTAAGGCTAAGGTACATCAACGACTTAAGCTTACGAGCCATCAGCCGTTACTATCTGACCCCACTTGAATACCCACAGCAAGTAGGCATGGGCTGGCAGGATAAACAACGTAAAAAAGTCTGTCATAAAACCGTGGCAAAACTGTTGCAACAAGCAGAACGCATTGTCAGACAAAAGATTTAACCGCCTTGTATTTGCTTGGAGTGGGCTAAAATGGCTTGTTTAATGGCATAAGCTTGATTATCATCATGGTGCATTTTAATCACCTGTAAAGCATCATAGATGGCTTGTTCATGCTGACTTATGACCAACGATGTGCGTAATAAAGCACGGTTTTGGTAAGCGATATTGGCACGGACTTGGGCAGATTTATTCATGATTGACCCCTTGATTTTTTTTTGAATCATACTAATATGGGGGTAAGGAGTGCGTTAGATGAGAGATATGAGAGTGTCATCTCACCTAACGCCCCACTTGATAACTGCTGATTATCTTGTGGGCTTGCTATCTTAATATGCTGGTATTACCAGCAGTAGTAAGACAACAAAAACGATGAGCTTGATAAGTGCGTTCATCGTTTTCTCCTTAGTTTACGGTAACGGTGGCTACCGTTTACCAATCAAGCACCCCCTGTACTTGATTTGCCTATTATATAGTGCTATATGTATTTTATCAAGTGCTATATATAAAAAATCTGCTCTTTTGGGCAGATTCTTTATTGGCAGGTTTTTTTGATAAAGGCTGGGGAATGGGATTAGTCAGGCTCTTTTTGTTTGCCCAAATTGTACGCCCGAACAGCGTCCATAATCAGCTGATTTTGGGGTATGCCTAAGCGTTTGGATAGGGATTTGATGAGTTCTATGTCATCAAGTTTTAGGGTGAATGCTTTGTTTTTTACCCCACGGCGTGCGTTGCTGTCTTTTTGGATTTGGGCTTGGGTTTTTGGGTTGGCAACGATTTTTGGCATTTGACTTTTTCCTTTGAGTTTACTAGTATGAAAGTTAAGGAGCAGGTTACAGGGTGCGCTAACACCCCATAACCCCCAACTAAGTTATTATAAGTACCGTAACTTAGTTGGCTTGCTATCTAGTACGCATTATTGCTAATGAGTATTAAGACAACAAGGACAATAAATTTGATAACGTGCTTCATTGTCTGTTCCTTATGTTACCGCTAGGCTTGTCCTAGCCCAACCAACACCCCTTGTGTTGATGGGGTTTGTTATAGCCTAGCTTACCCAAAAGATCAAGTAATTATTACAGTTTTTTATAATATTGTTATGATTATTTGGCTTTTTTGTATTTAAAGAAAACCGCTTATGATGTCATCATAGGCGGTTTTTTTATTGCAACAATCCCCAAAATAAAGGGGGTATCTATTAGATAGACCCTTTTAAAAACCAAATAAATTATGGTAGGGGTTATGGGAGTATCGTAAGATACGCTGTTACCTAGCGGACAGTACGCCAATCCTGTAACCCCTACCATCCTAAAAGTGGCGTTTTTTTTGTGGTAGGAATTTTTTAAAACTTATCACTAGGACTTGATTTTCACCCCAAAGACTGCTAAAGTTATACTATGTTTGAAAAAAGTTGCAACAAGGTGATGACTTAGGTGGTCATCGCCTTTTTTGTTGTTATTTATAAATTTTTATCAAAATCCCTACTTGTTTAAGTGGGGATTTTGCTTTTTATGCGTTTGAAAAAATCTTAAAAAAGGAGCGTAAGCATGGCGAAACTTACGCCAAAACAGACACGCTTTTGTCAGTTGTATGTGGAGCTTGGCAATGCGTCTGAAGCTTATCGCCAAAGTTATCATGCTGATAATATGAGCAATACCACCATTCACCGTAAGGCATCTGAGTTGTTAGCCATGGATAAGATTAAAAGACAAGTTGATGAGTTGCAAGCAAGCCACAGACAGCGTCATGATTTGACGGTTGATGATTTGTTGGCGGAATTGGAACAAGCTCGCATGGCTGCTTTGGCGTGTGAGCCACCTCAGTCTGCGTCTGCTGTGTCTGCCACCATGGGTAAGGCGAAGCTGCTCGGCTTGGATAAGCAAACGATAGACCATACGTCAAGTGATGGTAGTATGACGGTTAAGCCCATGGTCATTGAGCTGATTGCTCCTAATATTGACCCCATTGACCACGCTAATTTTATAAAAGATGAAAGTTCAGATTGAGTTGCCCCCCAAGCTTATTCCTGTGTTTTTGGGTAAGGCTCGCTATCGTGGGGCGTATGGGGGGCATGGCAGTGCTAAAACTCGCTCGTTTGCGTTGATGACGGCGGTGCGTGCTTATCAGTTTGCTCAGATGGGTCAAAGTGGGGTGATTTTGTGTGGGCGTGAGTTTATGAATTCGCTTGAAGACAGTTCAATGCAAGAGATTAAGCAAGCCATCGGTTGTGTGTCTTGGCTTGATGATTATTTTGATGTGGGTGAGAAGTACATACGCACTAAGAATCGTCAGGTCAGCTATGTTTTTACAGGGTTACGCCACAATCTTGATAGCTTAAAGTCTAAGGCTCGTATTTTGATTGCTTGGATTGATGAGGCGGAGAATGTCAGTGAAAAGGCGTGGGCGAAGCTTATTCCAACGGTGCGTGAAGATGGCAGTGAGATTTGGGTTACTTGGAATCCTGAAAGCCGTGGCAGTGCCACTGATAAGCGGTTTCGCCAAACACGCCATGATAAGCTTGTTAAGCTAAATTATCAAGACAATCCGTTTTTTCCCAAGGTGCTTGATGTTGAGCGGTTGGCTGATCGTGAACGCCTTGATGATGCGACGTATAAATGGATATGGGAAGGGGCTTATCTTGAGATGAGCGATGCTCAGGTGTTTAAAGATAAGTTTGTGATACAAGATTTTGTCCCAAGGCAGGGCTGGCATGGGTCTTATTTTGGTTTGGATTTTGGCTTTGCTCAAGACCCAACCGCTGGCAGTAAGTCATGGGTGGCTGATGATTGCTTGTACATTGAGCATGATATAAGTCAGGTAGGGCTTGAGATTGATGATACGGTGGTGGCGGTGATGAAAGCGTTGCCTGATGTGGCAGAGCATGTGCTGGTGGCGGATAATGCCAGACCTGAGAGCATCAGTTATTTAAAGCGTCATGGGTTGCCTTATGTTAGGGCGTGTGATAAGGGGCGTGGCAGTGTGCAAGATGGCATTGCTTATTTAAAGAGTTTTAAAAAAATTGTCATTCATTCACGGTGCATGGCAACCGCCCAAGAGTTTCGTTTATACCGTCATAAGGTGGATAGGCTGTCAGATACGGTGTTGCCTACCCTTGTTGATGCCCATAATCACGTCATTGATAGTTTACGTTATGCCCACGAACGCAATATGAAGCGTGGGGTTCATTCGTCTGTATTTGAGCATATTAATTAGCCATGTTAAATAAATTCTTGAACATTGCTGACAGTACTTTGGTGAATTTTGTCAGCAATCTTGGCACAAAACGAGATAAGGCTTTGCATGATGACTTTGCTTGGTATGCCAAGCGGTCGGTTTTTGAGTTGGATAATTTGTATAAAATTGACAGCATCGCTAAAAAAATCATTAACCGCCCTGTGCAGGATATGTTTCGTCAAGGGTATTATTTTAACAATCTTGATGGTAAGCAGTTGGCAAAACTTGAGCGTGAGATGGCACGGCTTAAGCTCAATGAGCATTTGATAGCGGCGTTAAAGTTGGCACGCTTGCATGGTAAGAGCTATGTGTTGTTGGGAGTGGCGGACAATCAAGAGTTGGTCATGCCATTATCAAAGGGTAAAATCAACCTTGGTTATATGACGGTGCTAAGGGTGGACCAGTTGATTGCCACTCGTGAGCGGTTAAGTGTGTCAGAGGCAGGGGGGTTTTTAGATGAGCCTGTTTATTATCAGTTGCAACATGATGCTAAGATTGCCAGTGGGTTTATTCATCATAGCCGTGTGTTGCCAGTGGTTTGGGACGATGGTGAGAGTGTGCTACAGACTTTGTACAGTGAGCTGTTGCGTTTTGCCAGTGTCAATGCCAATGTGGCAAGCCTTGTTCATGAAAGTAAGGTTGATGTGATTAAAACTCAAGATTTGATGCAGCAAATCAAGCTCAACAGCGATGTGGTGCTAAAACGTTTTAATCTGATTGGTTTGATGAAGTCAAATAATGGCATGCTGGTGCTGGATAAGGAAGCAGAAGAGTATGACAGTAAGCATTATAATTTTGGGGGGTTGCCTGATTTGATGCGTGAGTTTGCCATACAGACGGCAGGGGCGGCGGACATGCCTTATACGATTTTGTTTGGGCAGTCGCCAAGTGGGTTAAACGCCACAGGGGAGCATGATTTACGCAATTATTATGACACGGTGGCAGGCTATCAAAATTGGTATTTACGCCCCATTCTTGATAAGTTGTTGGCGATGATGTGTGGGTATCTTGGTTTGCCTAAGGTAACATTCAGTTTTGCTCCCCTTTGGCAACTTGATGAAAAGACCCGCTCAGATGTGGAGCGAAATAATGCGGACAGGGACATTAAATATTTGCAAGCTGGCATCATCACTGAAGCTCAAATCGCTAAGCAGTTGATGGAAGAGGGGACTTATACGGTGATTGATGAAAGCCATATCAGGCTATTGGAGAGTTTGGAAGAAATGCCAACTAAAACCTAACTAAAACCACAACACAATGCCCATAAAGCAAAAAGCCAAACTACCGCAAATAGTTTGGCTTTTTTAATTTCAACCCTTAGCTGTGATAAGGATTAAAATTCGTGTTAGATTTTAACATAACAATTGATAGTAGTCATTTTAATTCTGATAATTTACTAAAAGGCTTTGTAAATATGACAAACAAACTTGAAACAAAACGCTTTTGGGCGATATGGTCAATCTTTTTTATTTTGTCTATTGGAATTAGTGGTGCTTTGGTTATGTGGGCTTATTCGTTGGCAACAAAATGAGCGAACAAGATACAGGCAAAGTGGCAAGCATCATGGCGTGGGAAAAATCCATTGTTATTGTGATTGCAAGTTTAACAGGGCTTGTGATTGCTGTTACGGCTTTTTTAAATGCTAAATAAACAAGGTAAACAAGATGGAAATGAAGCGTTTTTGTGCCATTATTGGTTTGATTGCGTTTGGTTTGGTGTTGTTTGCCAGTCCAGAGATTATCCGAGCAGTGCAGGGACGTTAGTATGCTCAATTCGCTACAGCCGATATTAACACAAGCCCATCAGCGTAAGCGTGGACGAAAAACCAAGTCAAGACCCATTTACGTCTCACGCAAGATTGAAGTGATGTATGCCAAAGCCTTGCTGACTATCGTGGACGATATGCACAGCGAAACGGTTAGACAGTTAATGCCGCTTACCACGCCACACATAGGCGATGGCAAAATGGCGGCGGCTGATGGGCTGTTTGATAGGTTTAAGTTTTTGTTTGATGCGTTAAGGGCGTTAATCACAGGGCGTGTGGTCAATGTTGCCAATGGGCTTGCCACTAAAATCGTCTTTACCCAAAAACAGGCAAGTGATACACAGCTGGCAGATTTGTTACGCAAACAAACGGGCATTGATTTTAATGGACTGATGCGTGATGAAGACTTACAGCAAGCGGTGGCAGATGCGATACAGGCGAATGTGGGTTTGATTAAGTCTATCCCACAAGAATATTTTGACCGTGTTGAAAAGGCGGTGATGGCAAGTTTGCAAGGTGGTACGCTTCATCAGGATTTGGCAGATGAGCTTGGGTGAATTCATGTCATTGGTCAAAATCGTGCTAGGCTGATTGCCTCTGACCAGTTGGGTAAGATAAACAGTAGGTTATCACAAGTGTGTCAGCAAAAACTTGGTATCACGCATTATACATGGCGTACCAGCCAAGATGAGCGTGTGCGTCATGAGCATGTGTTGCGTGATGGTAGGCGGTTTGCTTGGGATAATCCGCCTGACGATGGACACCCAGGGCAACCGATTCGCTGTCGGTGTGTGGCTGAGCCTTATACCGAGCATTTGATGGGGGGTAAATCGCCTGAAGATGTGATGGCAGAGCAGGAGAAAGTTAATCGTAATACTGAAACTGTGTTACAATTTACGCAAAATACCAAGAGAGAAAGTATGCGAACAGATTGGGGTAATTTTCCTGATACAATTATTGATAGAAAATTAGGTGATGCTACAGGTCACCCAAATTATGCTAAAGCAAAAGCGGGAGATGTTGAAAGTGCGTTTTTATTGGCTAAAGATTTAATCAGTGATGACGCTGTTTCAAAACTTAGTAGCTTGATTGGTGATAAAAAAGTAGTTTTTGCTCCAGTGCATGCAGAAGAGCAAACAGGTAGAAACATGATACCTGTTGCTGTTGCGACTTTTTTAGCTAGAAAACTAGGAGCAAAAGTTGATTTAAACGTTGTGCAAGCTGTCAAAGTTTCAAGAAGTGGCAGTGATGGCTGGTATAGATTGGCAAATTCACCAAGTTTTAGCGGTAGTATCAATAGTAAAAATGTTATTATGGTTGATGATACCCAGACGCAAGGTGGAACATTTGCTGCCCTAAAAGGTCATATTGAATCTAAAGGCGGCGGCGTTATTGGTAGTTATGCTTTAACAGGTAAACAGTATTCTGCCCAATTAAGGTTGGATACTAAAACATTAGATGGATTACGGAGTAAGTATGGCGAGCTTGAAAACTGGTGGCAAGAAACCTTTGGATATGACTTCACAAAACTCACAGAATCCGAAGCAAAATTCATCATTAACTCTCGTAAAACACCTGACGAAGTCAGAGATAGAGTCTTTACGGCAAAGCAAAGCTGATGCGTATCATAAAATGATGAAAATGCCTTTATAAAACTTAAAAAGTTAACCCCCCAACAAAAAAGCCTGACGATTGCAGTCGTTAGGCTTTTTTATTATCAATCCCATGGCATAAGGATTGATGACTGATGGAACATTTTAACGAATTGGTGAAATAATCAAAGCGTTAATTGATAAATATGGCTTTTGGGGCGTTGTATTGGCAATTATTTTGATGATTTTGGTGTGGCAATCAGCGTAAATTATCGCCACCTTAAAATAGGAGAAATACCATGAAAATCCAATTTCAAACCGTCATTGATTTAAAGCCTGCCAGCCGTATTGTGCTGAATAATGGGTTTTTGTTGTGTGTTGGGGTTAAGCTTGCTAAGCCGTGTGATTAAATGGTGGTAACCATGACCCCTGATTATATACACCCTGATTTGGTGCGTGTTACAGAACACCATCGATGGTCATGACGAGTGTCTTCACGAGTGATGTGAAAATAACAAAAACCATCTCATAACCGATAAAGTCAATGCCATGTTTGGTGGTCAGTCGGTGTGGTTGATGCGTGTTTGATAGGCATGAACTGCTTCCATGATGATGATGTTTTTGGTTTTGCCTGTTTGTTTGGCAAGCTTATCAAGCAGTTGGGCAAATTATTTGGGGACTTTAAAGCCAATTTGCTTGACCCCACGGCGTGCGTCGCTGTCGGCTTGGATTTGGGCGCGGGTTTTGGGATTTTTGACAATCTTGGGCATTTGAATTTTTCCTAAATTGTGCTAAGCTGTGTTTAGATTTTAGGAGTGAAGCGATGGCGAAGCCCACCGCCCCAGCCTTTATAGGCTACCTGCTTAGTAAGCGTTATTACTTAGTAGTAGAGTAGTAGCAGGACAGGATAACAGTGATGATAACTTTGAAGAGCGTTTTCATTGTCTTATCTCCTAAGGTTGCCACCACTTGGTCGGTGGCGGATAACCCATCAGGCTTGGGTGTCCTACCACCCTTGCTTGATGTGTTGTATTATAGTAAACAATACCCTAAAAGCCAAGTAATCATGACAATTCTTGATGACATTGTGTGA